CAATAAATTATTATAGACTTCGTCTATTGCGTCCGCCGAAACCGCTTCCATCGGCGTCGCTTCGTCGGTGATTGTTTCCGTAAAGGTGACAGTCACCCGGCTTTCATTCAAGGCATTGACAAGGTCGTCTTCGCGCTTTATGTTTCCCGTCGGAATGACTTTAATTATTCCGTATGCCGGATGCCTTAATTCGGCGACGTCCCTTTCAAATAATGACTCTTCGAATTTGTCCGCCTGATCCATGCAATCGGGACCGGAAAAAATACAAACAAGCGGAAAGGACTTCGCCCCCGCGCCCTGATGTTGCACATGAGCGCCGTCCCGGTCGGGGAATTCAAAAACGCCCGTTTTAAGGTTTGTTTCCCTTGAAACTTTTTCATAATGAAACGGGAATTCTTTTCCGCTAGGGGAAATGTATTTCGCCTCAAATGTTTTGTCTTGCCATGCCATTATGCGTCCCCCGATACTGTCACCTTGACGTTAGGTGATTTCGGCGCTTTTGTGACCCTTGCGCTTGCTCCTTCGTCGGGGGAAACCGTTATATTCACATTTTCATAATGATCTGACCGGGAATAAATAATTTGTTCCGCCTGTGTCATGGGGGGCGCGGGGGGCGTTACCCCTTCCCGGACTGAAGCATTAACCGGCGCGGGGGAAAAAGTCCGGGTCGTTTTTTCCTTCGGCATGGCTGCGGAAGCCGCCCATTCGACGGGAAGCGTTATCGTCTTTATTACTTCGGGCGGAATGACCATTTCCGGGAAATCGTAAAGAACCGGGATAATGAACGGCTGGGGGTCGTCGGGGGTAACGGCGGAAAACGCCCATTCGACCGGGATTGTGATTGTCTTTATAACTTCCGCCGGAATAACCATTTCGGAAAAATCATATTGAACCGATACGGTGACGGGCTGCGGAACGTCAGGCGTCACGTCGGACAATCCCCATTCGACCGGGACTTTAATCGGCTTTATAATTTCCGGCGGAACAATCATTTCCGGGAAGTTATATTTGACTTGAACGGTCACGGGCGGGGGCGTAGGAGGCGTTTGGGGGGCTGTAGACGCCCTTGTAACGGCTCCGGCGGGGGAAACTGGGGTATTTCCCCCCCGGCTTGATTCAGGGGGCGCTATAGCCGTCTTTTGGGCTGGGGTAGAAAAGGCGGAAGCGGCGCGGGCTGGCTGGGTCGTTCCGCCGGAAGGCGAAGACCGAAGGTCAAGGAGCGTCGCTTGCCGGACGGCTTTTGTTCCGGCGGCGCTGGTTGTAACATTCCCGGGCGAAGGGGGGCTTCCCGGGCTTGAAACAGCCGAAGGCGTCGCCGAAACCGTCGCCGAAGGCGTGACATTTTTTGTTTCGGCTGGCGTCGCCGTTTTTGCGGCTTTGGCGGGGTCGACAGCCTTTTCTTTAGCGGGGGGGCGCGTCAATAATGGCTTTTCGACATTGCCGTCCGTCCCTTTCAAATTGGCGCGTAACGTGTCCAATTTATTGACGGCGGGTCCGAGTAGTTTCCCGACGCCGGGGATTTTTGACAATAATTCCAAAAAGCCCTGAATAGGGGCAATCATGGCGGAAAGGATAACCCCGCCCAGCTTTAACAATCCTTTTATAATTCCGTCGGTCTTAAAGGTTTCGACGACCATGTCCCAGTTATTCCGCAATTCGTTAATAATCGAAAGTATAAACCCGAAGGGGCCTGTAAATACCGTTATAAACGCCAAAACTTTTTCCTGATTTTTATTGATAATGTCCATTAACGCCCAAAACGCATTGACAAGCCCGTCCCATATTATCCCGGCGACTTTTTTTATCCAGTCCCATGCCTTCGACATGGCGGCGCAGACCTTGTCCCAGTTCATGGCAAGGGCGACGATTAAACCGATTAAAATTCCTATTGCCGTGATAATAATTCCGATGGGGTTTGCGGTCATTAAAACATTAGCGATAGCCTGAACGACGTTCATTCCTTTTTGGGCTGCCATAAGCGCCTGAACCGCCTTGACCATTCCCATAATAGGCCCGATAATCGTCGCCGCCATCATTAAAAGTTTGTAGGTTCCCCATGCGGCGGCGACGCCTAAAATAATGGCTCGCATTTTCCAGACGGCTCCGCCGATATTTACGACGATTGTAAAAAGCGTCGACAATGTGTCAAATAACGACGAAATGCCATTCGCCAATTTGTCGAAGTCTAAAGAATTAAATATTCGGTCGACGACGGCTTCGATTTTTTTCGCCATAGGTTCAAAATCCATAGCGGCGAATTTGTCGGCGAAGACGGAAAGTTTGTCAATAACTTTATTAAAAACGGGAAGCAGGGACTCCCCCGCTTTTATGCCCGTATTTTTTACCTTGTTTATAAGGGTTCCCCAGCGTTCCCCGGTCGTCTTTTCAATTCGCCCGAAGGCGTCGTTTGTCGCCCCTGCGGAATTTTGGATTTGCTTTAACGCGCTATTAAACCCTTCGGCGTTTACGACGTTAAATATTCCTTTTCCGCCGTCTTTTTCAAGGGCGGCTTTTATTTTTTTTGTGGCGTCCGCAATGGGGACGCCCTGCGCTGTCATGCTTGCGACGGCGGCGAATAACTTGTCGCTGCTGACGCCAAATTTTGCGGCGACCGGCAAAACTTTTTCAAGCCTTGTCGCCATGTCTTCAAAAGAAACGCCCCCGGCGCGGGCGGCTGCCATCATTTGGTCGGATATTTGCGAAGCGGCGGACGCTTCCAGTCCATAGGATTTTAACACGGACGACAAGCCGGAAATAACATTCGCCGTGCTTGTAAACCCGCCCCCGGCGGCTTTGACGGCGACTTCCAAAACGCCGACGGAATCGGCGGCGGAAATCCCGCTTTCCATGATTTGTAATTGCGCCTCCTGCAAGGCTTGAACGCCCGTCCCGGTCGAATTGGAAAGGTCTAGCAAGTCCCGGGACATGGCTTTTATTTGTTCGCTTGTAAGGTTTGCCCTCGCGCCGACCTTCGCCATTCCCTTTTCATAATCTATGGCGTCTTTTAATCCTTTTGTAACGAAGGCGACGGCGGCGGCGGCGGAAGCCGCAGCGACGGCGGCTCCGGCTTTGGCGGCGGCTTTGGCAATATCCCCGGCGACCTTCCCGGCGGTTTTGCCTAATTGTTGCATTGCTTTGTCAGTTTGAATAAAATCGTTTTTTAATGCTTTTCCGACGGCGTTCCCTTTTCCGGCGACCTTGTCAAGCGGGGCTGTTATCTTGTCGATCAGTCCGAAGACCGCCTGAATGGAATATTTACTAGCCATTGGATTTTCCTAATTTATTTTTTTGCCTTTCACAAAGTCCGTCTAACAATGGCAGATAAAAAAAACGGATTTCGTCAATGGTTATTTCCCGGGGATTAACCATTGACGCATAATCAATGCAAACTTGCCGAAGCTGGGCAATAACCCCCCCGGCTCCGTGAACGATTTTTCTTCGACCGTTCACGGCGACCTCGGAAGTTAATCTACTAAAAAAAGCGTTGCAATGTCCCGGAAGAACATCCAGTCCGACCCGTCGATTTTGGCAAAAAAAGAAATTTCCTGCCCGGTCATGGCGGATAAAAAGCCGTTCATTTTATGAACCGATTGTGTGTCCTTAAAGCCGTCCATTCCCATAAAGGACTGACCGCCGGAACGCTTGATCGTGATTTCCTGACCCTTGAAAGGCGCGGCGGTAAATTTGGAAATGGTATATTTCAGGTCTATGCCGTCCACTTTGACCCTGCCCTGCATACAAGCCTTGACGAAGCGTTTTTTTAACGGTTCAAAATCTTTTCTTTCGTCTTCGGTCATTCCGGCAATGTCGCAATCGATGTCGTTTGCTTCGCAATAACGGTCAAATTCTTTTTCGGCAGTCTGCCTGTCAATAACGGGTTTGTCCTTTTCGCCTTCGGCGGGTTTGTCCTTGTTGTCGTTCATAAATTACTCCTAACCCTGTTTTTCAAAAGTCCCGGACAATGTAATGGGGACAGTCCCGTTCTTATGGGAAAATTTCAAATCGCCGGTTATAACGACCGCGCCGGAATAAATAACCCCGTCGTTTGTCGTCCCGGAATAATCGACCGTCGCCCCCCTATCCTTAATGTCTTGCAAGAACGGTATATCGTCCCTTTCGTCGTCGAATACGATATTGGTTCCCTCAAGCACTCCCGGAACCCGGGACTGAATAACCCGGTTCGTAGAATCGCCGTTAGGCTTCATTTCGTTTTGTTTGCCGTTCATTTGCAAAACAGCGTCGTCGTCGGCGTCGCATACGAAGCGGCGTCCGGCGATTGTGTGAGATTCAAAAGGTCCCGCAATCATTATTCACCTCCTAATAAGAACCCGAATTGAACAAGCGAGTCCGAAATTTCAAGGTTCCCCGAAAGTTTGCTGGGGAATACGTTATTCAGGCGGTTCGGATTTGCCGAGTCAAGTTTGACGGTTAAATTCTTTTTTGAAAAATCGGCGTCGGCAAGGATCGCTTCCTTGCCCAAACTGTCCGCCAAATTCATAAAATAGGTTTTTATAACCTTCGGCGAAATCGCCCTCTTGTTTGTCGTCGGCTGTTTGTCGCTGACAAGCGGCGCGCCCTTCAGGTCGTCGGCTTCCATAATTAAGCGGACATTGAAAACGACGTTTTGAAGTTTGACCATGTTTGCGACGGAACGCCGGGAAGGAAACGTCCCTTCGGATTCGGGATGCCAAAAAGTTATAATGTCGTTTAATTCGGCGACCGACCCGTTTTTGATATTGGTCGACGACCCCTTTTTGACCGAAGCGTCGCGCTGGGTGTAATTTTCCTGAACCGCATCGTCGCCGCAATGAAGCCCGGTTAAAAGCCCCTTGTAACCGCAGGCGGGGTTATTGTTTGCCGTTGTCATAATGTCATTTACTAAACCTTTGGCGGCGATAACGAAGGGCAGTTCCCGGCTTCCGACCGACGGGATTAAATAATTTATATAATCGTTTTTTCGGGGGTCGGTGATAGCGGTTCTTATTTCAAGGGTATCATTGCACCCATGAGCGACAAGCAGGGGTTTCTTTTCAAGGGAACCCCAGCGCCCTTCGCCGAATTCCTGATATTTGTCAAGCCGGGCGGTTTTTTTATAATCGAAGGAGTCCAAAATTTGGGTTTCCCAAATAGTCCCGATCTTTGTGAACGCCGGTGTAATATCCGGGTCAATGGCTCCGCCTTCAAATGCCTCCAGCGCAAGCAATACCCCGTCGACGCCGCATTCCGCCTGAAGGGAAATCATGTTAGACGATTCGCCCGACCATTTCGACGTCAAAACAATTTCGCCGCTTTTTATTTCGGCGCGGGCTGGGGAGTCCATGCTGCCATTGACGGCGGCGACGATTGTCGCCATGATAGCGGCGGCGTTATCGCCTTTTTTAACGGCGAATTCAATTTCGACCCCGCCAATAAAAACGGTTCCCGACCCATTCGCCAGCGCTGCCCCGGTGACGTTAATGCCGCCTTCGGCGGGGAGCGCCCCTGTTGCTTTTTTCAATGGGTAGAGCGTAACGGGGAACGTCGCTGTATTTCCCGCCGGGGGGAATAGCACCTTCGCCATTAGGTGTAATGGGCTTCCGTATCCGTAACGGTCCCCGACTTTGGCGGCGGAACCGCCGACCTCGTATTTGTCAAGGCTGTAATCGGCGTCGTCGTTCCCGACCCCGAATATAGCCAGCCGCTGCGGTAACATTGCCGCATTTCCGACGTTAAAATTTTTATATTCGACGTCGACGCCGCAGACTCTACTTGCCGCTGATGGTGAAATCATTTTTCGCCCTCCTTGTCTTTATTTACGCCGGGTTCCCCGGTTATATCAAATAAAACTTCGCCGTTAGGCGACGAAGTAACAAAATTATATTCCTTGAATTCGACCCCTTCGACTTGGGGCGCGTCTTCGTAATAATCGACCGTTAAAATTAGGCGACATATTGTGACCGACTGCGCGGATTGTTCTTCATTGCGCGGATCGCCGGTCGTCCCTTCGGTTATTTTATATTCCCGGACTGTCCCCCGAAGCCCCAAATAGGCATGATGCTCGCTGGTTATAATGTTTCGTATAACGCGCCCGATCTTCCATGCTTTGACGGCGGAATCGGTATCGTCCGGCTCTTCGGTGTCAAAATCGCCGTGAGCGTAACAGTCCAAATGGAAGGTAGCTGAATATTTTTTTTGTCCGAATTGCCCGCCGCCGGGAATATCTAATTTGAACCCTCTTAATTGCACATTGACAAGCGGGAAGGGTTTTTTCTTTTCGGAGTCTTCGGTCAGCGACCACGGGCGGGTCTTGTCCTTCCAAATCCCGATTCGATAATCCGCTTCGTCGGGTTTCCCTTTCGCTAATTCATGCTGGGCTGTGGTTTCTACTTTCAAAATGGCGCATAACTGATCCCGGATTAGTTCGACATTATCGGGCTTTTCAAGTAAAAACTTTATTTTATTTTCCATGCTGTTAAACCGCCAATTTTAAGCGCCCGATGCCGACGGTACGATCCGGCTCATAATTAACGACGTTTAACGTATGCTCCGCGCCGTTAAAATCCAAAACTTTGACACGCCATTTTATCCCGGGCGGACGGATTGTTTTTTCAAAAAGGGTTTTCATGCGATACGTCGCAGTGATTGTCCGCCCCTGAACGGGAAGCCCCGTTTCGGTGTCAAGCAAATAACCAATATCCCCGAATGTACCTGTTAGGTGATATTCCG